CTTTAAGTTGGACTATTCTGTTTCCGTTCATAGAACCACTATAGTCTAAGAGCATGATAACAGCTGCATCTATTAAATCAACATCATGAGTCTCTTCTTTAACACTAACCTGTCTTGATTTTGTAACATTACCTCTACCTGGATTATATGTTGAAGATATTCCGAAGACTCTGCTACATTCGTTATCTGCTGAACATTCTAGTCCTAAATCTTCACAATAAAATTCAGGATGCAAGTCTTCATTAATAACACTAACACACTCATTTAAATAATCAGAACTGCAAATGTTTGTTACATCATTAGTTGCAATGATACTTTGACCTGCAGCAATGCTACAGCTATCAAGAAGTTGCTTTTCTTCAGCAATATTTAAAGAAATTCTACCATACCGTATTACTAAAAATGCTATTGATGCTAATACAGCTGACAATAATATTGTTGTTAAAGCTGCGAAACCTTTACTTTTCATTTTTTTGCTTTTCTGTTAAAGTTTTAAATAGAATAAACTATAAGATTTGTATTACAAAATTTATTTGTTACTGAACCTGCGCCGTCCCATTCTGTAAGTTGGTGTAGATTAATTTGTCTATTTGCGTTATGTGATCCTATTCTAATCCTGAGCTGTTTTGGGCCAGACCATATAGGCAATACGTATCTCCATGTAGTGTAAAATCTATTTGTTTGTGTTGAATAACCGCTAACACCAAAGTTTTTTCTGTATTTTTCATGTATTTCAGACCAGTTTGTATTTCCTACGTCTGCATTTTCCAAGTATGCACATATAAAAGGATATCCAGAATTTTGGCAATAAAAAACAATTTCGTATACAACATTTGACGCAGATGTGCTAGGTGTGTATGTGATTTCTGATCCATCTAATGTTATAAAAGCGTTTCCTACACTGCTTGATGTTTGGACGCTAGTATGACTAGTTACAAGAGTTTGCATGTTTTTAAAGCTGCCATTAGGTATATGTGTCATTGTGTTTATGTCTCAATTACTAGTAAAGTTGTATTAAAATATACTTCATTTGAATTTGATCCATCATAAATATAAGATCTATGTAGATGCGCTTTGTTACTAGTAGAATAAGACCTAGCAACAAGTCTTAAATGATTTGAATCTAAATTTTCCAATATAAATGTAGGAGAATAAGTTGAATAATGATAGTCATTATTTTCTTGTGTATCACCAGAAGCATTGAAATTACAGCCTTCAACATCTACTATATTAGAGCTAAAATTGTCATTGCTTTTTTGCAATTTTACATGTAAAAAAGGTTTGTCATATGCACCTCCGCCATTGAAATCATATATCGTTGACAAGTAAAAAATAAACTTATACAAGATATCAGAATTACCAACAGGAAATATTTTACATCTAGACCCAGTTATCTCTGTGTATGTCGTTGATATTGTTTGTCTAGCAGGTTCAGATTCTACTTGACTTAAAATCAATTTGTTTACTCCATAAGTCATATTAGATCACCGAATATATTGAAACATGTGGACATGAACCAACTCCTTCTGAGTACGAAGCGTTATAAGACCTTCCTATAATAAATTCTGTAGTTGCGTCGTATGACCTTCCTGCTAATCTTAATTTTCTTTCTCCTGACCAAATAGGTATTGTAAACATAAAAAAATAACTAGTCCATATATAATCAGACGAGGCTGAATAGTTTCCACACATTAACTTTGTACCATCAATATCAGACCAAGACAATCCGTCGTCTGTTGAATATTGTAGCCTAGAACAAGAAAGTGATTTATTGCCATCTGGATTCCAAGAAGTTTGAAAATTGCATTCATACATGACTTTACTACACCCTATAGTGGGTGTATATATTACTTCGGTTCCAGGATAGTATTCCACAGATGTCGATATTTCTTCTTTTGTAAAAGACGTGTCGACATTATGCACAAAATTTGATAAATTTTCTTTGTTAATCAAATAACTCATACTTAACTTTCAACTTTATTTAAAATAAATATCTCTAAATAGAATAAACTAGTAAGCTTGTATTACAGAATCTATTTGTTACTGATCCAGAACCATCCCAGTCTGTTATTTGATGATATGATATGCTATAGTTGTTAATATGCGATCCACTTTGTAATCTTAATTGTCTTGAACCTGACCATGACGGAATTATGTATCTAAAATATAAATAGTCTCTAAAGTACTGGCTATTGTTTCCACCAAAATTTCTGCCAAACTTTGTAGAAATCTGGGTCCATCCGCCTACATTGTGTTCTAATGCTATATGCTGAAAACATGTTTTATTTATAGCTTCAGCATAAAGACCAATTTCATAAATAACTTTACTTGTATTAGCTTCAGGCGTATAAGTTATTTCTGAACCGTTGATTACTGTATATACACCCGCTGTATTTGATGTATTTTGTGCTGCTGTATTAACTGTTATTGAAGCTTGTGTATTCTTGCCATATGTTTCATTTATACCTAAATAAGTCATAACTAAACCTCTCTAATAATTAAAGACGTATCAAAAACATTTGTATCTGTGACACCATCAAAGTAGTCTGATTCATGTAGCTGTGGTTTGTTACTGTTGGAGTATGCTCTACATACTAATCTTAATTGATGTGTGCCATCTAACCCGTCAATAATAAAAAAAGCTGTTGACAAACAATATCTATGGTCTGTAACACTTGCCATGTTTGATGAAATATTATAATTTGCTCCTTGCACATCATTTATATTACTGCTAAAATTGTCATTACTTTTTTGTAGTTTAACATGTAAAAACCATTTATTACTTGTATTGATATCGAGTTGTATGTTGTATATAAATTTGTACGAAATTTTATTTGTCACATTAGAAGTTAATATTTCTCCTCTAGAACCAGAAATCTCTGTGTAATTGTCATCTATTAATTGTTTAGTAGGATTTTCGCCTTTAACTATTTTTATTTTTTTTTGTTTTATAAAAGTCATAACTTTACCGAAAATATTGAAACGTGTGGACAAGCAGGGTCACCTGCTTGATTTGTAATGTAATGTTGTCTACCTATAGTGAATTCTGACGACGAATTGAATGATCTTCCTGCTAGTCTTATTTTTCTTTCGCCGCTCCAAGGTGAAAGAATAAATGTATAAGACAAGTTTATCCAATCGTAATCACTTGCAGAACTAAATGTACCTTCTAAGACTTTTGTTTCATTGATAGTTGTCCAATTTGAACCATTGTCATCTGAATATTGTACTCTTGTAAAGAGATATGAACCTTGGGCATCAGGATAAGGTGATATAGCAAAATTAACCTCATAGACTACATTTGTCGCACCAACTTCAGGTGTATAAGTTATTTCTGTTCCATTATACTGTACAAGTGATGCTGATATCACTTGTGTTGAATAACTGTCTGAATCAACAACAAACTCATTTTTTAGAGACTTTATTTCTTTTATATATGTCATATTTAAACTTGCCTTGCTTACAGTTTAAATATGACATATCAAGACTTTTTAAGATATATAAGATGTTTTGTTCCATGATAGTTTTTATTTTCTATATTGTCTATGTTCCAGTAATGATTGCTTTGTTTAATCTGTGTATAAAACTCGTGCATTAATAAAACATCGATGTTAACGCCTTGCTGCTTTAGTATATCTGCTGCTAAAAGATTTGAGTTAAACTTTCTGTCTCTACGAATAGCCTTTAACTCAACATATCTATCTTCATCTGGATGATAAAAATCAGGTGTATATTGTTTTTCTCTTCCATCATATTGAACTGTAAATGTTTTGTGCTCATACACATAAGATATATTTGTAGCTTCACACCATCTAGCATAATCAGCTTCTAAAGATGATTTAAAAAAGTAATTACTCGGTAAATCATATCTAAATCCTAATCTTCCATTTGAAGGTATTTCATGTAAACCACTGCTCTGTGCTTTATATTGACATTGTTTTCCACAGTATTTTGTCTCTTGTCCAATTGGTTTATAATAATCAACATCACAATAATCACAATTTAACTTGACTCTCTCAAGTTTATTTTCTTTTAAATAACACGATCTTTCACAATACTTAGATCCTTTTTTAGACTTAAACTCTTTTTTACATGAAAGACAATTTTTAATCTCATATTTAGACGAAAACATGTCTTTACATAATTTAGAACAAAACTTAGATTTATTAGCTCTTGATAGTGGTTTTTTATATTCAACTTGACATGTTGTACATGTTAATGTAACTTGACTACTTTTTCTAGGCATTACTTTCTCCTTTATAAATAAATATCTGACATTGAAGAAAGTTTTAATATTGAAGTAGTTTATATTAAAAAATTGACTCTATAACTTGTTAATACTAATAATCTTTATATTTTGAGTCTTTAATATTTTCACGATATTATTATCGTATAGTGAATATTCAAAAAAACTTCTTTTCCCCCATTTGGTATCTTGACTAAAAAGAAATTCCTTATTAAAAACCAAGCCTTCTCCTGTACATGCAATTAATTTATTTATCACTTTATATTTAATAAAGTCACCTACGTTTATTCCATTTTCATATGAATTGTATTTTTTCATAATATATCTTTTTATTTATAAAATTTTTTATATTTTTCAACAAATTTATTTTTGTTTTGAGGAGTATTTTTGTCTTGTACTACAAATTTTATCTCTATTTTAGAATTGTAATTTAAATTTAAAGATTGTATAGAACCTGAGTCTTTTAAAACAAAAACTTCATCAGGTCTAATATTGCTTTTTTTATATGTACATCCTATTATAATACAATTGTCATATGTAATTACATTTTTAGAATATTTAAATTTAATTTTTATGCACACAAGTTTTCCAACATCATTTTCGTCTAAAAAGAAATTATCATTTATTTTGTGCCAAAACATTTATAACCTTACTTTAAAACTTTAAAACTCATAATACTAAATGGGATAACATCAATTTCATTTTCACATAAAAGATAAATCATAGCAGAGAAATTTAAATCTTTTTTGATATTAATTACTATTCCTACTTTTTCTTCTTCGTTTGAATATAAAAAATTATAAAATATTACGCTTCCTATTTTAATTTCATTTAAGTTATTTTTCATTTTAAACTTTTCTAAATGTAATCATACTTTCAGACACTTTTTCAATCACATCTTCAGATAGAATTGTTAATTCTTGCCTACCTAACCAAAAATTAAAATCGACTTGTATTACTAATCCTAGCTTTTGACTACCTACATTGAGATTGTGTAAGTGAGTATACATAATAACATCGTTCTTTTTAATCTCAACACAAGATTCTTCCAATTGTTTGTCTTTCTTTAGACCAATGTGTAGTTCGCTTATCAGGTGTTTTTTCTTTTATAACATTGTTTCCATAATAGTCTTTGTCTTTTCCATAGACAACAAAACCTAAAGTTGCATTTCCTTGTTCACCATCAAAAGTATAATAAGTTTGTATTGATGCACCTTGTTCTTGATAAGATTTGTTTATTACAAATCTAATTGCTTTCCATAATGTACTTAGATTGTTGTCTGTTAAATCTTTTACACTAACATGTGGATTAATACGAGAATACCATAAAGATTCTGCCTTGATATAGTTTCCAACTCCTGCTATTACCTTTTGATTCATTAAGACATCACAAATATTCTTTCTATCTTTTTTCCTTAAAAGATAGATAAAGTCATCAAGACTAGGAGGACAAGATAACATGTCAGGCCCGATAGACTTAATCTTTCGTTCAAGCTCGCTACACGTCTTGAGCTGAAATGTGCCAAAGTTTCTAATATCATTAAAATAAAGTTTGTTACCATCATTAAAATATATACCAATTCTACTATGTTTTGTTTTTAATCTATTCCAAGAACCTGTCATTCCTAAGGTGTTAAAAACAATTATATCGTCAAAGTCAAACCAAATAAACTTACCTTTACAAGATACACTTTTAAGTTTTTTGTTATTTAAAGATGTTATGTTTTCAATAGGTTTTTTATTATATCTTCCACTTATAATTTCTATTTCTTTAACTATTTTATTAGCAAAGTCATGATTTAATTTTTCTGTGAATAGTTTTACTTCTGGTCCTTCTG